CGATCATTGGTGGGGTTCTTCTGTTTATTAGTTGAACAGAAACGTCTTACTGATGACCGACGTTTGATCGGCCTTTTTCCACAATGTAATGTCTATGGTCCTATGGCTTGGATCATTGATGGTTTTCGTCTTCTGACTCGTACCCTTAGTTTTTTCGGCTTTAATAAGGTTAGTACCTTAGTTAGAGACCCCACGCCTGTTGTGTCACATTCATTTAGTGAGTGCGGTACTACATCGTCATTTTCCTTGCATGATTCTGTACTTCAGACTGCATATATTCGATGTGAGCGATCCCTTAAACCGAGTATTGCTGATGTTGAACGTATTTTTTTAAATGCTAAGGTTGATGATGCTGTATTTGCGGCTTCTTTATTTATGCGCATATATACTGTTGCCCCTCAAGTCTTACTCCACCATACTAAACCTACGAGTTTATTTAATGGTGATGAAGTGACTTATCAGACTACTGCTCCTCTAATTACTGAGGATGGTAAGCCTGTTGGGCGGGCATATTGCAATGCTCTTTATAATGAAGCTGTTGTACCTGCACGTTCACTTAATAATGACACTTCCTGCGTTAAAGGGCGCATAACCGATGTTGCAAATACCACATCGGATATGTCACCCTTTTATTATCAGTGCATGAATGAATTTATTGATTTGGCATTGGGTAGTGCTGCTGGCACGTTATCGCCGGTTGATGCTGCCCGTGTTGACGAGCATCAAGATCGTCCTACACAACGGTCGTTGTTTGCCAGCTGGTTGCCCTGGGGAATGTGTTCTGGTGCAGGGTTAAAATCCTTCCAGAAAGCTGAATCGTACCCGAAGTTAACCTATCCTCGTAATATCACTACTACTTGTACTGATCACAAGGTTAGGTTAAGCCAGTTTATGATGCCTTTTACAGAGATCATTAAGAGGCATCCATGGTACGCTTTTGGTTATACACCACGCTCCCTTTCAGCTTATCTTCATTCACGCGTGTCTGCTAAAAGTTGTGTGATCACCCCAACAGATTACAGCAAGTGGGATGGTTCTTTGCCAGAATTCTTTTCTGTTTTTGAACGTGCTTTGTATATGGCTGCGTTTGCTAAGCCGTATCACATTGAGTTAAAGAAGTTGCTTGAACAAGAGTTTCGTGCGGCATCTCGTACCTCCTTTGGTGTTAGATATAATACCGGATCAAGTCGTGTTAGTGGTTCGCCCCGTACGTCTATTGGCAATACATGTTGCAATGCTTTTGTTGCATATATTGTCTATCGCATGATGGGTTTTGAGCCTGCACTTGCGTTTTCGACTTTATTTTGTTATGGTGGTGATGATGGTCTTAATATTGATATTGACACCCTCATTCTTAATAAAGTTGTTAAGCGTCTTGGTCTGACTATTAAATTAAGCAGCATACCGTCGAATCAACCTATACCGTTTTTAGGGCGTTATTTTCTTGATTTGGCGGTTTCTATGGAGAGTATTGCAGATGTTCGCCGTATTCTTGGGAAATTTCATTTAACAATGTGTGATAAGACGGTTCCAGACGAAGTCGTATTGGCACGTCGTATCATGTCTCTTTTACTTACGGACCCTAATACACCAATTTTGGGTCAGTTGTCGAAGAGTTGTGCTCTCAACTTTAGGTTGACTGATGCAGATAAGAGTAAATGGGGTTTGTTGTTGAAAGTTGATGAGAGTTGGTGGTCTAAATACGAAGATACCGAGCAGTTTATAGCTCCTGCCTCGGATGTTGCGGCTTTGGCATTAGTTGCTGATATGTTTGAAATGACCGTCTCGGACATACAAAGCTACATCGATCGTATACCTGCAATGGTTTTCCCCAATTTCGAAGAGTTAGCACGTCCCAAAGTTAAAGTTGAGGTCCAAGCAGCCAAAGGTGATATACTTTATACACCTCCCAAGTCTCAGGGTGCAGCAGTTAGTAAGGTCCC